GGTAGTCGCCGATGGCACGCAGTTTGTTGAACGACCATTCGATGCCATCCAAGTATCCGTTCAACGGTTCAAGTTGCACATCGGTTGCCGACCAGGTGACATCAAAGTTTCCGTCAGCGAACGTCGAGGTCTTCAAGATGAATCCGGTCGTGGTGTAGATGTCGTCAATGTCGCACACGTACTCGGTGTTCGCCTGATACACGCGAACCGTTGCGGAACTGTAAGCCCAGAACTGGCGATTGCAGTAGCCGTCAATCAAACGTGAAGCGGCTTCGGTTGCGGAGTCAATGAGCGTGTCATCAGCGGTGTCAGCCGTACCGATTCTGAGGGCGGCCTTGACTTCGGCCCGAGTTGCGTAACCGTTCGTGATTGCCATGGTGGCTCAATCCTACTCGTCGTTACTGCTCAGGTTGAAGCAACGCAGGCCACTCGTCCCTAGTGAACATTCGGAGCAAAGACAAAGATGTGGCTCCACTCCTGTGGCTGTTCCTCTAGGTGAACCAGACGCCAATCAGGAAACATCGCCAACACGTCGTCCACCGTGAAGTCGTGCAAATGATGCTCGTTGATGTGTTTCGTGGGCCGAGTCGGCACCGAACAAATCACCAGCCGTTTCGCCTTCCCCAACTCCTTTGCCAAACGCCACGGATCTTGAACGTGCTCCAATGTCTCAAACGTCACCGTCACATCCCACTCCTCGTCCGCTACCCACTCGTCCAAGTTCACGCCACCGAGGAACCTGCCGTGCGGAACAAATGTTTCCGACGGCTGGATTTTGTCAATGCCAAAATAGTTGACCTTCTTCGTTTCGGCGATTACTTCGGCACCGTACCCGATGCCGCATGCAACGTCGTACACCTTCTCACCTTCGTTCAACCAGCCAGCCGCCAACTCGTAGCGGTAGACATGCCCGCGCTGATTACGCCAAGAATGTTCGGGGATGCGTTCGTCAGCTATTGGGCAATACTACCAGCGGTCCCGCATCCCCAACGTCGACCCGTGCCCAACATGGTAAATCCATGTGACTTCGGAACTGTTTACGATTCGCGCCCTGATGGCACACAACTTCTTGACAAAATGAAAATCGTATCCGATGCGATTGCCTTGCCAATCCACATCATAGGAGTCCGGGTCAAACCCGCCGCCGAAACCGCCCACCGATTCCCACACCGCCTTACGAACCAAGAACACGTTGGTTGTCTGCCGAGGATTGTCAATGTCAAAAGGTTGATTCCTGAACTGCTCCAAATGCCCGCCGTCCCCAGTTGACGAGTAGCGAAAATGCGTAAACGCCAAATCCACCTCGTCGCCACGCTCCGCCACCAGCCGCCACAACGATTCAAGATGCCCAGGCAGCCACTCGTCGTCGTCGTCCAAGGTGGCAACCCATTCGGTACTCGCCGCGCTGATGGCCGAGTCAAGTGTGGCCGGGCCGCCGTTGCGGTTGTGATCCACGGAAACGATGTGCGCCGCAGGCTTCAGAGTCTGGTTGTGCACCGATTGAACGGCTCGCGTAAGCAAATGCCCACGCACCGGAATAGTTGGGGTACAAACCGTCACCGGCAGTATCAATCCCATCCCAACTCCAGACGCCGATTCAAATCCCAATCCAACGGCAAATCCTGCATCATCCGTTCCTCAAACAGCCGACGGTTCGCATCGAAGGTTGCTTTGTTGCGCATCTGAAACTTCGGGCTTGATTGCAGGGTGCTGGAGTTCCGATGGTTGATAGCCGCAGCCGAACGCAGAATCTCCACACCTTTACGTTGTGCCCGCACCTCATAGTCGTTGTCCTCGAAGTACGCAGGGTGGTAGCCCTCATGGAACAGGCCGACCTTCTGCACAACATCTGAACCCAACCAGAAGCACGACCAGGGTGGCTTGCCACCCAACACCAGATTCGTTGGTGACGCCTGGGCGAAGAAGTCGGAGACACCGTTGTGGCCGAAGCCGACATCGTGGTTGACAATCATCCACCCGGATGACTTGCAAGTTGCTTTGATACCAAGATTCCAAGACGCAGCCACGCCCAGATTCGTTGGCATCCGATAGTGGTAGATGTTGGAAGCCTTTGAGGTGCGTGGTTCCCACGTCGGATGGTTGCCGTTGTCGATGACGACCAGGTCAATGATGAACCCGTCAAACGATGTGAGCATTGAATCCACGCGCTCGTGCTCGGTCAAGACCGGCACGATTACGACTGGGACAATCGGCACCATTCTGCAATCTCCTTCATCGCTGGCTTCCAGTACGTCTCATACACATGATCGGCTTCGTACTGTTTGGCGAACTCCACAGCCTTCAAGGAACGGCCACGGCCACGGGCATACGCCTGCTCCAACCCGTTCAAGATGCTGGGCACCGAAGGAGTCAAGAACCACGACGCCTGGGCAGGGTCCCAATACGGTTGCCCTTCGACTATCCACCCGTCACCACACAGCTCAGGTTGCGCTGTGAAGCGAGAAACGACCACAGGAGTCCCACACGCCTGGGCTTCCACCACAGGGATGCCAAAGCCCTCTCCCATGCTGGCAGCCAGATAGACGTCTGCACCCGTGTAGAGGGCTGCCATCGCGTTCTGAGGCAAGCCCATGCGATAGGTGTACGGGTCGCAGTATCGGATGCGGCTCTCGTCAATCCCACACATGTGGGCCAGCAACTTCAAGTCAATGCCACCCATTGAGGCCGACTGCTCGGTGTGCATGTAGAGCACCGCATCGTCGTGCTTCTGGGCGAACATGCTGAACGCCATGAAGTTCTCAGCGAACGCCTTGCGAGGAGGATGCGCACCTTTGTTCACGCTCGTCATCATCACCACGAACTTGTCCTCCGAGAAGCCCATGATGTCTCGCCCGGTGATGACCTTGCCCTGATTGTCTTTGATGTGGGCAGTCGGTTTGAACACCGACTCGATGCCGTGCGGAACGTACACGTTGCGCACACCGAAGTTGTTGAGTTGCTCATGTCCGAACTTGGACATCGCAATCGGCATCACATTCGGACGTTGACACCAGGCAGCAACATCAGGTGGGCAAGGCTGATGGTCAATCGGCACCCACGACGCAATGTTCGGAACCTTCTCCAGGCTCGGTGACTTCAACACCCAGACATCAAACAACGTCATCAACAGTTTCGGCAGGTTTGAACCTTGCGTCCAATCCATCCAGTGTGCAGCGACGATGTCGTCGCTGTAGGCGTTCATTCCTCGCGGATAGATTTTGATTCCGTTCCACGTTGACGTGGACGCTTCGAGGCCGTAGATCGAGTGGATTGCGATTTCGTGCCCGTCTTGGATGAGCCTTTTCGTGGCTTGCTGGGTTTGTTGACCGTAGCCCGTTCCCGCCCACGGGGCGTTGGAGTACCAGAGTGCTCGGACCGCGTCCGGGGATCTACGACTGACTCCTCGGGCAAGTGTGCTACGCCCAGCTGCAAGAGCAGGGTCGCCTCCGGTCCCGGTAAGTCCAATGGGACTCCCTTGATGATTACTCGCATTCACGCAGTCTCCTTTCGCAGGTTGCAGGGTGTATTCAGTTGTAATGGGCCAGCACGACCCTGCGTTGTTTCGTGCTGGCCCACCAAACCTTATTCGGTGGTAACTCTTGGAACTAGCTGTTCGCGTTCTTGTAGAACTTGATGTGGCTGGTTTGTGGGAGGTTACCGTCCACGCGCATTGAAGCACGGAACGTGACGAGATCCGCACTGAATGCGAAGTCGTCTGAACGGTCCAGACGGAGGCCGCCTGCCATACGTACGTAGTACGAAGGCAAGTGTCCGAAGATGACCGACTTGGTTGCCGAAGCGTTCGAGGCCATTGCTGGGTTCTCGAATACTGGGTAGCTCAGGACACGGTCGTTGCCGTCAGCCAACGCTGGGCTGAAGATGTACGAGCCGTTGTTGTCCTTCAGCTTGCGAACGACACCCAATGACTGGGTGTTCATCATCCAGCCGACGCCTGGCAGACGACGTGCTGAACCGTCAAGGCTGTATGCCAAGTCGATCAGGTTGTCTGCGGTGAAGGTTGGGCCAGAGGCGGTACCGGTCACAGCCGAGGAAGCTGCGGTGACGATTCCGTTTGGCTGCGATGAACCCGAGCCGACTGTCAGGTCGTTGTTGACCTTGAAGCCGAGCGCGTTACCGGTCTGGGTTGCGAGGAAGGCGAGGATGTCCACGCCCGAGTCCTCGATGAGTTCACGCGACAGTTGCACCAGGAACGAATACTTGTATGCGCCCAGGGTGATGAAGCTGTTGAACGTCGGGTCGGACTCGGAGATCGCTGTGCCTTCACCGGTGATTGCTGCCGTTGAGAACCCAGCCTGCGATGGGATCTGGAGGTTTTCGCCACCAGCCGTACGGAGGGTTGTTGAGGTCTCAAGCATTGGACCGACGAGTCGGGCCTGCTCAATCACTTGGTTGAAGAACGAAGTTGGCACTGGTGAACCAGTCGAGGTCTTGACGACGTCGCGCTGTTCAAACGTGTAGCCACGGGTTTCGCCACGGGCCATTGAACGGATGATGTCCGCATCAAAGGTCTGTGTCTTTTCCGTACGAACCTGGCCGACCAGGTCGCGAGTTGCGGCCTCAATCTTGGCCTCACGGACAACATCAGCCTTCAAGGCTTCGATGCGTGCCGCACGGTCGTTGAGCTCTTCGTTCATCTTGCTGTAGGACGCCTCTTCTTCAGAGGTGAGGTCACGCTTCTCAGCGGCTGCGGTGTCGAGAAGAGCTTTCGCTGCATCCCAAGCACGCTGACGCTGCTCAACTTGACGCTGGATGTAATCGTTTGACATTGGGTGTCCTTTCTAGGACGTTGATTTTTTGGTACGCAAGGATTTGTATCGCACCCAGCGAGGCTCCTCAACTGGTAGTCGTAGCGGCTCCGCACACGACTGTGTGAAGAATACTAGGCGATGGTCTTCAGCAGGTCAAGTTGCTTCTGCATCAGACCGATGCGCGACGGAGTCGGCTCCGGTTGCTTGCGCAACTTGCTCACAACTTCACTCAACAACCCAGCCTGGTCATCATCCAACTCCGACCCGGCTTCGAGCACGGTGATCGCAGCAGCAAGTTTGTCGGCATCAACCTGAGTGCGCTCAGCCAGAACATCCAAGCTGCGCACACTTGCGCTGGTCGCTTCGTAGGCAGGGAACCCAGTCACAACCGAAACCTCATAGAGGCGAACTTCTTTCAGTTCACGAGTTGACCCATCATCGGAATACTTGTCGCCGCCACGAGGCACCGAGAAGCCGAACGACATCGAATCAACATCGCCACGCTGCATCAAAATTGACAGGTCACGACCGACCGTGGTTGGTGGCAGGTCAGCGTCAACTAGCAGACCTTTGGAATCTTCTTCAAGGCGTAGCGTCCCGGCACGAGTCGTGCCGAGCAGCATGTTCGAGTCATGGTTCAGATACATGCGCACGTTGTTGCGTGAGTTCAAAGACTTCTTGAACGCACCAGGCAACACCATCTCGGTGAACGGCAACGGTTGCGATGGGGAGTTGAACACGGCAGCATACCCACGGAACGACATGTATTCGTTGTCGTCGTCAACAGTAGAACGAATCTCAAACTCGCTGAACTGAACTCTGCGTGTCTCAACTTTATCGGTCATCATTTCCTCGAAGATCGTGGGTGGCCTTTTGGAAGGAGGTCATTGTCTGTGATGTACGCAGCATTCGCAGGTCTGCCACGCTTCAAGAGTACCAAGAAAGCGTTGACTCTTGCCATAGACCACGCTGCTCTGCTAATGCCAGGACGATGCGACGTCGAGTACGCACCCGAACCGCGACGATACACAGCACGCAACATTCCGACCGTTGCCCGTTTCCAAGACGGATCACCAGCATCCAAAGACTCGTTGTGCTCGGTCGCTTTGTTCTTCAAACCAGTCTCAATTGCTTCGCTCAACTCAATCGTGCTCGACCCGGCAGCCTTACCAGCCGACCCAGCAGGGTTCACTTTGGAACCTTTGATTTGGTCTTTCGCTGGTGCAGGTTCAGATGCTTGCCGTTCCGCTTTCACCTTCTCTGACTGACGCTCAAACCATTGCAACGCAGGCTGAGGGTCGGTCGGGTCCATGCCCCACAAATAGAACGCAACGGCACCAGGCCCAGGGAACTGCTCGTTGTTCGGATTGCTGTTTTGCACTGCGTCCAGATCAACCATGTGGCGTGCACCCCACGCAGCGGCACGCACAACCTTGTCCTCGCTGACACGACCAGCTGCTAGGTCACGGGCTTCACGCACCGTCTTGTCGGTGACACCGTCACCAGCCAACCCTTTGCCGTAATAGTCCAAACCTTTGCGAGCGTTGCTGCGAATGTAGACCGGCACATCGAAGGACAGTTGACGGAACATGTTGATGAATGGTGCTGAGTAGTAGGCGTCTTCTCCGCTGATGTTGCCAGTCTGAATCGTTTGACCTGGGTTGTCGTTTGGTATCCCTTCGACTTCTTCCCATGCTGCGCAGTAGTACGCGGGTGCGACCAACGCATCCCACCGTTTGCAATAGAAGTTTTTGTAGTAGCCGCAGTTGCCACAGTTGTGATTCGCGGGCACATCAGCCGATGACGCAGGCCGATACGCAGCAGGCAGGTTCGGTGACACGCGCTCGTTGTAATCACCACCAGGTTCCAGTCCTTCGGCAATCGACACCGCAACCATTTGAGCAATCGCAGCTTCTTTTGTGGTGTGGCAACCGATGACTTCGCCATCTTCCTTCACGGTTGCAAAGCCGTTGCACCCGGCTGCGGAGTCATCCACGAAATAAGGCATCAGAGCATCAACATTACTTGCAAGTCGTCATCCTCGGCAGAGAATGTGATAGACCCCACAGCCGACGCCGACAGTCCGACGAAGATCGGGGATAGGTACGCCTCCACCACATTCGGTGCAACCTCGACAACGATGTCCTCGACGATGACAACTTCTTGAATCTTTTTCTTCTTCGGTCGTGGGTATCGGTACGGCTCGCCACCACCACCCGCATCAGGCCGAGGTTGCGGGGTCACCGTTCCTACCGCAGTAGCAACCATCGGACCCAGTTCGGCGGTCATGCTCCCGAACGGTGTCACCGACCCGTTGGCCGTGGCCGTCAAACCGCCCAGCAACGCCTCACCAGAAGCAGGGTGTGTCACCACACCAGTTGCGCTTGAAGTCGCTCCTCCGAGGCTGGCAGACGCATCTGCGTCCACCGTGATGCTGACCTCGCTGACCTCGGCAAACAACTCACCGAGCGGGGCCGATGCAGTTCCGGTGACAACTGGGGTGACTGTGCCAGTTGCCGTCGCCGTCAAACCACCCAGGGCACCAGCAGCCGTGGCCGTGGTCGTGAACGTGACACCATCCAACTTGCCGTTGCCATCGAGCAGCGACGTGTCAAGAACGAATGCTGGTGACGGGCCGTCAAGGCCGACGTCAGCGTCGTTGAGTTCGGAGGTGTTGAGGATGAACCGTGTTGTCACGGTTGCCTACTAGGACGCGACGGTCAGCGAGACGGTGAGCGAACCTGATGCGATGGTGAACGTGTCGCCCGCTGTGTAGGCGTTGGCGGTGACGGTTCCTGAGAACAGGAAGTTCCCTGCTGAGACGTTGTCCCAAGCTGAGAAGTGGGTTGCGTCTTGCGAGCCGGCGATGTTCGTCCAGGTGAGTGCGGTGTCAGATGTGAGCGTGCCGTCAGCCGCCGCTGAGAACGACGCTTCTTTGCGGGTCGTTTCGGTTGCTGCGTTCGCTGTTGCTGTTGCGCCTGGGTCACCAACATGAAGTTTTACATAAACAGCTGCCACAGCGAAAGTGTCGTTGTTGCCCAACGCATCAAGCCATTGGTTCGCAAGATAGGTGCTGATGCCGGTAGCCATCAGTCGTCAACCCTTTCGGTGATGTGCAGGATTCGACCATCAGCGTCACGCTCAACGGTACGCACCACGGTGCGCTGCTCAGGCATCTTGACATTCACAACGGTCTCAGGCACGTTCACGATCGGCGCATCCACGTGCACGTTCGGAGTGGACACATGAAAGATTTGTTCAGGCATGTTGAGGTTCAGTTCACGAGTGCCTGCGTCGTAGACCGTTGCTGGTGCAATCGGGTTGAGCGATGCGACAGGCTGCAGCGATGCGGTCGGCACACCCGTGTGCTCAATCTCTGGGAAGTCAAGAGCCTTCAACACGGCCGCAGGTTGGAATCCTGATGCGATGAGTCGTTGCGCAATCACGGACTTGCGGTCCATGTCGGCAAGGTTCGCAGCGTTGATGTCAATGTTGGTAAGTGGCACTCGGTAGATGTCGCCACCTGAGATTGGTGACTGGTCTTCCAATCGGCGCACATCGTTCACCGACAGATAGCCGTTGAGTAACCCTTGCTGGTACGAGGCGTTGCGTGCAGCAATGTCGCCACGCAAC